TATATTCAGATTGGTATTCTGTGGCATCTTAGAACTCGATTACGATTTTAATATCTTCAATTTGGTCACCAGCACGAGAGATTGCTCCTCTGTTATCTATGTAGATAATCTCTCCTGAGTTAGGATCGATCTCTGGTTTCGCATAACCATTAGTAAAGGACATACCTAAGTCATATTCAGTGTTGTTGATGACTCGGGTCGAGATACCAGATACAACTGGGAAGTTGATATCAGGATCAGCGGATGTACCAGAAGTAGCACCTGTGACAGGGTTACCTCCTTCAAATTCTGTTAGGTTACCAGTAATTTCTGGGAACACACCATCAATTCTGTTTTGATAATACTTCAAAACTTTTGTTGTGGTATTCCATGATATAACACGACCTCTTGCAGTTACCTGTTGTCCACCTACGGTTCTTGACTGTGTGATAATCTCATCAGTTGAGAACGTACCTGTGAAGGTAGGTGAGAAGATAACAGCACGAGTAGCAGACAACGTAATAGCAGATGTCAGTTCTGTCGTACCATACTGGTTTGGGTTTATAACAAGACCGATACGACGGTAGTCGTTATCAGTTGGGAAGTCACCTGATCCTTCATCATAAGTGAACTTCGTGTTGATCATAACTCTGTAACCACCAAGTTCTTTGGTAGGATCAGAACCATGACCTAATTCTGGGGGAATGATAACGTCAATAGCAGCACCAGTACCTGTACCAGCACCAATACCATTAACCTCATCAATGATGATTTTACCGAAGGTGTAACCAGAACCACCAGATGTCACAGTAGCGGATACAACCTTACCACCGTCAACAACAAGTGAAACTCTACCACCAACTCCATCACCTTTTATTGGTACGTTTTCATATGTACCATTGTTGTAACCTGTACCAGATGCTTGAATAACAACAGTGTCAATCTCTCCTCCAACCGCGTCACCTGTAACAGCAACGTCTGAAAGCACAGGCATGTAGTCATTCGAGAAGAATTTTAAGACCTGACCAACAGGGATCGTATACAGATACTTCCAACGATAACCATCGGAAGTCGTAATAATAGATGTAGAGGTGCCAGTTGGCTCAACAGTAGAAGGTTTACCGTTAGGATCACTAGGACTTGTACCATTGTAAATGCACTTATAGACCTGATACTGCGAGTTAACAACGTAAAAATCTGCGTCATATAACTTGGTCGCACCACTGGATGCGGTCTTAGTGGAACTATAATCATGACGATACATATCATAAACATAACCAAGTCCACCAGTAGTCTGCTCTGGGGGAGTCCAGTCAATTCGTCTTACCACTTGAATCGTGTCATTTGCTAGTACACGTTTCAGTGAAATCATGTCTGAGAATGTATCACTAAACTCTTGGAAAGAATCAACGGGAGTCGGAGGTGCGTTTTCATTATCCCACTCTTGTGGACGTCCTATGAAAACATACAAACGATCTCTGTTGGATCCTGCTTGCAAGTCAGATTGAGTCGCATCAGCACCCTCCAAAGATTTTATGAATCTTTTAGCAGTGAAAATTCTAAATTGGTCGGTTAGGAGTGCCATTGTTTAGTTTACCTTCCTTTTATTTATAGTGGTTACTCTTGCTCTTTTCTGACAAGGTTAGTATATTCTTGTGATACAAACACACCGTTGGCACCCGAACTGCCTCCGTTTAGTGTATCAGAAGTTGTAAATTTGTAATTTGATCCGCTATTAGTTATGGTTTGTACCTTTAAAAATACATATCCAAAGTCATCAACAGCAGATTGTGCCTCTACTACGATAGCAGTAACACCAGTTGTTGAACCAGTTACTGTCTCACCAACAGTGTAAGCATTCTGAACATTTCTCAACTTAATAGTTGATAGAGAAGTATGCTCAATACCATCATCTAATGCTCCTGCTTGCTGCACAGATGCAGTTAGTGGAACTAAACTTGAATCATATAATTGGTCTGCTTGTTGGAACAGTGTAGTGTTCTGTCCACCAACAGTTTCCTCAATACCATATAGTGATGATGCTATACCACCATCAAGACTGATTTCATTCTCATAATCTGTACCAGTATTTACTAGGTCAGGTATTCCATCACCAGCACCTTGTAATTCATCATCATCCTCAAATCTCTTTCCTTCTAATACACCAAGAGGACTCTCGAATGTAACAATAGAAGATGTCTCATCATCAATAAGAACGTGTGGTGCCTCTCCTGTCTCAGTAGATGATGCAGTACCACCAATAAATTGAATAACAGCAGTTCTTTCATTAGATCTACCACCATCAATAAATGCTAGTTCGTCAACTTGGAAGATTAAGAATAGTTCTCTTGTTTCTGGACGCCAGTCATATACGATAGCAACCTTATTAGTTTTATCTTCCTGTACTCTTCTAACTCTATCAGACACAGTAAAATTATAACCAGATATACCAGTTACAGGATCATCAGCAAGACTGTCCAGCAACACACGCTGGTCATATCGGAAGTTAATACCTCTATCACAACCAGTAAATGATATAGGAGTTTTACCTGTATATCTGACAATCTCTCTACCTATTTGGAACTTACCAGATCCAGGGAAAGCATCAGTTGTCTCAACATATATTGTGCTATCAGTCGCAGTTGCATTACGAATTAATGCAGTTATCTCAAAGAATGCAGATACTAATGATGTTCTATTTCTCTGAGTTCTGATTAAGTTTGTATCTCTTGTAAAGATTACACTAGGAGGAGAAGTATATCCACCACCAGGGTTCAATATATTAATTGCAGTAATCTTACCAAGATTTATTTCTGCCTCTGCCTGAGCACCAGATCCACCACCACCAATAAGTTGGATAAGAGGAGGTGTCTCAAAGAACTCACCAGGGTTTGATATTGTTATACTCTCAACTGTACCAAATTGATTTACCTCACAAACACCAGTAGCATTTTGCCCACCACCACCAGATATAACCAGAGTAATATCTTCTGCTGTGTATGATCTACCATTGTTCTCAACAGATAAACCTGTTACCTGTCCAACAGTAGGTACAAGTTCAGCACCAGATCCACCACCACCTTCTAGTCTTGCACTAGCACTAAAATAACCATCACCAGGTCTAGTGACTTGGATGTAGTTTATAGAACCAGCAGGAGCAATTATGTTACCCTGTTGATCTACAATATCTTGTTCATTCAATATAATATTTGCATCTGCCTGTACGATATTATCTTCGTCAGATTCAATAAGAAGACGTAGTGGGTTATATCCTTCACCAGGGTCTATAACATCTACTGATAATATTTCACCATTATCAGCAATATTCGCTGCTAATACAGCATCACGAATAGGAGTACCACAATTACCAATAGTTAATTTAGGAGGATCCGCAGCACTATAACCTGACCCAGGTGCAGTCACAATAACATCCTTCACACCGTATACACTATTGAATACAGGTCGAATTGATGCTCCGCTTCCAGGTACAGTTCTTGTCATTATACTACTATTATGTCTCCTTTCATATTACCGTGTATAGTGCACTGATAAACATACGTTGTACCAGCAGCAAGTGTTTGTGGGACTGTCCAGAACTGAACACCATTCACTGAACCACTAACACCAGTGACAGATGAACCACCATCAGATACCCTGATTGCTAGTGGGTGTCCACTTCCAGTTACATTATCAAATCTGTATGTAAATCCTCTGTACACATAGATTGTAGTATCATTGCCATTAGATATCCCAGGACCATTAACGATATAATAGTTTGAGTTGCCATCTGATGTAAATGCATATGACACTGTTGGTGATGCAACTGCCTCATATGAACTTGTACCATATAGAAGTGACTGTCCTTCACTTGCACTGGGAAGAGCAACTGTATTTGTGATTGTAAGAGTATTACCTGACACAGCAGTTGAAATACCAGTACCACCAGCAACAGTTACAGAAGAATCAGAAGCAGCAGCAGTATAACTACCACTATCACCTGATATTGCTTGCAATACATTCTGTACTACGTTAGGTGAATCATTTGTTATGGTGATAGCACCAGCATTTGCATTTGTGGTAATTCCTGTTCCACCAGTAAATGTTAATGTATCAGTTGTAGTGTTTGCTGTGATAGTTGCGTTGTCAGCACCTAGCGTTGCAAATATGTTTTGATCAGGTGCACCTAGTGAACCTGTCATGTTGATGGTTAATGTATCTCCTGTAAGTGAAGTTGAAATATTTGTACCACCAGCAATAATTAAAGTGTCGTTTGCAGCAGATGCAGTTGTTGTTCCTGTGTCTGCGTTAACAGTTTCAAATAAGTTTTGTGTGGTTCCACCACCTCCACCACCAGATTGCTGGTCGTTTGCTGGTTCCCACTTACTATTAGAGTCGTTCCATTTTAGAACTTGTCCATCAGAAGGACCACCGTTGACAGTTGTATCTACATCAGTAAGTGCAGATATACCATCGTTATAGTCCACCAACTTAACCCATGCAGCAGCATGAGCGAAGTAACCTTTACCTGTGCCATGCACATGTGCAAACATACCATGCTGGTCTGTTGCACTAGGAAGATCTCCTTCTGTTGCATATGGAGCATACCACGTTAGATAACCTGTTGTGCCATCTATTCGTGTATAAGCTGACCCAGAACCGCCTGCTCTAAGATTAATATGCCCAGTTCCTGTTTGATGTATTGTAATAGCATCAGTTCCGTCAGAAACAATATCATTACCATTAGTGTCTAAATTACTGCTTAGTAAATTATAATCTGAACCACGGAAAGCAGGAGTTGGAGATGAAGTCCATTTAAGAACTTGTCCCTCAGTTATTCCCCCAGCGATGTCTATGAGAACATTTGTACTATCCCCTAGTTTATCGTAAATTTCTGTGAAATTAGCATTTGCCTTGATAGCACCATCACGCAGGGTGTCACCTGTGCCATCATTTGCAGAAGATCCAATCCCAATCGTTTGTTTTGCCATCTTTTTACAGTTTGTACAGTTTTATTTATGTGGCGTCGAAGGAAACTTGTGTGCTATCCAACTTCACGTTAGTTGATGAGAAGTCCTCAGCAGTTCCACCGCCAACACCAGTAACAGTTAATGTAGCGATTTCAGTTGTTAATGGTGAGTTTGTTGCTGGTGTTTGTCCAATAGGTCCTGCAATCACACAACGGAATTTGTATCCTGTCATGTATGATAATGCAGTGAATGAATATGAATTGCTTGTTGCACCAGTAACAACAGCAAAAGAGAATCCACCATCTGTTGATCTAAACCACTGATAAGACTTGGGACCATCTTCGGGTGATATAGCAGCAGTAACAACGAATGTGACTGTGTTTCCAGCAGCAGCAGTTGCGTTTGCTGGTTGTGCACCAATCTGAATAGTAGCAGGAGGTGCTTCTCCTCCTCCTGATGGAGGTGGTGGGGGTGCCTGTGCTCCGTTGTTAGGTGGTTGATCTATTGATTCCCTACATGTGAAACCCATCAAGTATGGGAATATTGCTTTCAAATTTGACTCACTATCTAACTCAGTAGATAAGAAATATGCATATGTTCCATTTGGATATTCTGGTGTTACACAGAATCTACCATTGTGATAATCTAATACACCAAGACCCTCTGCATACTCCCAGTCTTGCATCAGAGCACCAGCAGGAGGATTAAGTTGGGTAGTGCCATAGGTAGGTCTGCCTGCAACCTCTTCTGCTTTTACTCTGTAAGAACTTGTTGCTAATGATATACCAGATCCATTGTTCCAAGGACTTGTGTAGAAATAAGGTCCATAGATAGGGAATCCATCAAATGCTATTCCAACCATCTTTGAGTGCCCATCTGGGTGCCTTAGATTGTCACCATTATACTGTGATGAACCATAGTAATCATTGTATGTTGACATGACAGCATTTGATTTCCAGCATTCCAAAAAGTCAGTGTCATGGTAATGATATTGTCCTGTCTGTTCTGGGTGTCCACCACAATTATCATCTCCAAAACTTACCACAGCATCTTCAAAGTGTGCATTCCAATTAAATCCTGCTGGGGGATTACCTCCATCACCAGCACTAGGATTAAAGAATACTACACCATTAGATGCTATACCAATAGCACCAAGAGGTGTTGCAACACGAGCATTTCTTTGATCGTAATACTCTACTGTACCATTTTGATCAGAGGCAAAGTCTACAATAAGTTGTAAATTATTACTTGTCTCTCTCCAAAACTCCCCAGCAATAGCAGTCTGAGTTGTCCCTCTGTATATGAATACTTGTTTACGTTCGTTAGCAGTGTCCTTATCGAATACAAATAGAATCCTATCACCGACTCTAATCTGTCCACTGGATTCTGTTCCGAGCAGCGTATTGTCGTTAGCCGAGAGAGGTAATGATACTAGATATCCATTCTGTGTGTATGTGGCATCATCAAACGTTCTTGTAACACCAAATGTACCACCTCTAAAATAAAAGTCATGGTCAAAGTCTTGCTCAGTTACAGAACTAGGATTATTCGCATTAGGAAACGTACCATAGAGTACAGGGTTTGGTAAACCATCTGCTGATACATCTATGATTCGTGTTGCTGGATTGTAGGTTGCGGTCCCTGCCATGATTTATTTATTGGAAGAGTTGATTAGGTGTGAAGTTAGAAATTACAGTAGCACCAGTCTGTACTGTTAGGATTACAGAGTTAGAGTAAACAGGTTGTGCACCAGCAGCGGTGATAGCAACTCTGAACTCATCACCATCATCTGCCTGTTCAGCAGCGTTAGATGTGTAAACTGCTTGTGTAGAACCAGTGATGTTTGACCATGCAGTTTCACCGTATTGCTTACGCTGCCACTGATAGTTGAGAGGTGTAGTTCCTACACTGTTATCAGATTGTAATCTGAATGATGCATCTACTGTGAATGATGCAGTCTGACCTTGGTTAACAGTTACGTTTGTTGGTTGAGCGTTAATAACAATATAACCAGCAACGATAACGATTGGATTACCATCTGCATCTGTACCTTGTCCGAGGTATGTGTCAAATCCACCGTTAACACCACCACCAGTAGGTGCAACGAAATCATCCTCAACAGTTGTCTCTACAACAACATCAGGTAATGCATAACCAATACCAGCGTTCTTAACAACAATACTTGATATACCCATCAACGCACGAACACGACCATCAAATCCAGTAGATGATATAACATCAACTTGCGGACGTGATGTATAACCATCACCAGGTGTTGTGATTATTGCTTTTGTTATTTCACCAGATTTGATTGTTGATAACGCAGCAGCGTCACGACCCTTAACAGTTCCTGTGTACTCAAAAGTAATTAAGGAGTTTGAAGATTCAATCAACGCAACTTCACGAGGAGAACCTTCTCCGTCAATCTCTAATACGTCTCCTGCTTCGATAGGAGGTACGACAGTTGCAGCAATAACGTCAGCATCAGAACCAATATATGAGAACGCTACGAATGTAGATCCTGCACGAGGAGTTTCAGCAAAGATTATTCTTGAACCAACAAGTTCATAACCTATTCCAGGTTCCTGTATAACACCGTTCAATGAACAGATGATATTGTTTTCTGGAAGAATAGTGTTAGATGAAACACCTTCTGTTAATGTTAGTGAGTAGAATCCTCCAAGGTATTTGAGGTTGAAGGACGAACGAAGTGAATCAAATTCAAAACTAATGTCGTCCAACTGGCGTAACTTACCGACATAGTATCCGATAAACTCAGATCCGATAGTTGGAGGTTCTGTAAATTGGATTTGGTCTGAGAAGGCAGTGTATGCAAAGTTTGCACCTGGGGGTTGTAGGACACCATTAATAAATGTGAGGATATGACCAGCAGGGTCGGGGAAGTATCTTTCGCCATTGTTGACGGTCAACTTAAATGTTGTTGCAACCCCATCAAATCCTCTGAAATATCTATCACAACGTCCGAGTAATCCTTTACTTTGTGTAACACCAGCAGTCCAACCATAGTCAGATATAATACTTAAATTACTTGGGAAGTCACCACTTACATCTTCTAACCATAATCTACCAGTTGTACCAGAGATTGCCTTACCAGCAACACGTCCATAAGATGTGTAGTTAGTAATTGTATTACTGCTTAGGTTAGCAAATATAATTGGGAAGTTATTAAGGTTCTCAAATTTACCGATAGCACCATTGACTGCTAGGTTTGGATCATCAACTGTTGAACCATCTGGTGCCTGACCATATGGTGTAAAGTTAGCAAGATATATGTTATGAATACTATTATCAGGATCGTAGTTATATTCGGTTACAACAGCAGTCCAACCTGGTTCTTTTGGAATAGTTCCTTGTAAGAGATATACTAAATCTCCTGCTGCAAAATCACCTGTAAATCCTTGGTCTCTTGTGACACTAGCAACCTGATACTGAACAGTCTTAGTACCATGTACAAACTGATTAAGTTCAATTTGATCTAGTCCTGATACTCTAATATCTGCAATATCAAGAATCCTATCTGTTACAGAACCATAGATGATATCACCATCAACAAAGTCTTGATCTAGTGATTCAATATCAATACTGATTCTACCACCTGTGTTACTTGTAAGAGCACCAGCAGAGTTTTCATAAAGAACGATATCTGCCTCAGCGGAGTTCGCTTTGTTAAATATCATTTCGTTAACAGCGAACGCTCCTCTTTCTAGGTTGACCAACATACGAGTCTTACCTGTGCCATTTACACTAGCAGTAACACCACTGTCTACACCTTCTAATACATCATCGTTACTGAATGCACCAGTAATATTTTCAACGTAAATATAACCTTCGTTACTATTATCACCTGTCAATACAGATGTCTGAACAATTTGACCGTTGTTAGACGCAGAACCTTGAACCTGTATAGTCTCTCCATTTGTAAATCTACCAGATGCAGCGTCGATAAAGAACTTGCTGTACAACTTAATAACTTTTGCTTCGTTGTTTCTAGTTCTTATAACGTCAGCACGAGAATCAGATGTGATACCAGTAACAACATCAGCAATATTAAATCCACCACTTATAGGTGTGTCAATATCTCTGACACCAAATGTTGTAGTTGCTCTTTCGATACCAGATCTTACATCAACAGCAAACTGTTGTTGACCAGTTGTAAGAGTGTCTACACGGAAACGTGAGTATCTTGCATCGTGTCTAATTTCTCTTGCAATCTCGAAGTATGTAGGAGTTGCATTAAGAACGTAGAACCAATTCTGTCCTTGTAATCCTTGCTCAATATCTGCTGATGCAGGAACGTAAGTTAATACATCACCACGAGAATAGAAATTAGGACGAGTAATCTTAACTCTATGTTCTCTTCTCTCGAATCCAACCTCGACTGTTGGTGTATTAAGAACAAGATCAGGGTCAGTGTTCCAGTCATTACCTTCATCATATAAGTTGCGATCATTGGTTGCATGTGTATTATTGATCCATGTAATAGTATTATTTGTTGGAGGTGTACCTCTGGTTAACGCAAACTCAGCAACGTTGATTGATGCGTCCATGAAGAACTCAGTAGATTCTTTCTGATATTCAATACGATTGAGTATAGCAGCAGAAAGAGTAGGATCAAAGTATGCATCATAAGTATTTTGTGCTCCCCATTCTGCTGTATTATTCTGGTCATAGGATATACGTTTTGCTGCCTCTGCAATACGCAAGAGATAGAATACTAAGTGTTGTCTAACAACAGTTGGGAATGCAATAAAGTTACCTTCACCATCAAACCATGTATTTACATACTTCATCATTCCAGCATTACCACGAGTGTTCAAGTCGTAGATAATAGCATCCATTATAGTTTCTGCAAATCCTATTTCAGCGTTAGTTGTAGGATATTGTGATTGTGTCTCAGCAAATGCCTTACGAGAGATTGCTCCTTTATTGAATGTTAGATATCTTGCAATGAAACGTTCAGAATAGTTACCACCTGTGTGTGGAGAATTACCACCACCAAGTGTATCAATCATGAGATCAAATAATGTATCAGATGCAGATACAACGTTATAACATGTATATAACTGATATGCAGCATTACTATTGTATGGGGTTGTTCTAGTAACAGTTGTTAGATGACTAGGAGCAGGACTTGAAGATGCTGCCACCTCGATTGTATCCATTACAAGATTAAATAATGTCTCAATACCAGATGCTGCCTGTGCACAAGTATTGTTCCAACCAGATGTACCACCATTTTCATCAAATGTGATTGATGTGTCACGATTTGCCATATCATTAGCATATTTGATTGGCCAAATATTTGGTAGTGATTTCTGAATCGTACCATCAGTTATCTGTACAGGGTTAGCAAGTGTATCAGTAACGATAGATGCAAATGTTGTTAGGGCAGATGCTACGTCAGCACAAAGAGGTGTACTACCATCAGCAGTAATAGTATAGTTTGATTGATTGTATGGGAAGAAGTCTAAATCAGTGAATAATTTCTGTGTGAATCCATGTGTAGAACCAGTAGTATTAACAGTCTCTTGTCTCATTACTTGAATAGCAATATCTCTTGCTTTATTCATTACCCAAGTTACTTCTGTAACGTAACCAGAAACATGTGCAAGTGCAGTTCCATCTGTGTACATTTCAGCAGCATGGAATACTTTGTTGTTACCACCATGGCGTAAGTTCCACTGCATTGCATCAAGAACATCAGTAACGTCTTGTACACAGTCATGCTTACCAGCAACAGTGATTGCTTCATGCTCTGCTCTTACAAATGTATGTACATATTGATCATTTGCACCAGCAGCACCAACGTTAAATGTAAATGTATTTGTTCCTGTTGATGTAATTGCAATACCTTTGTTATACCAAGGATCAGTTGTTCTAGGATATGCATGCTCAGTAGCATTATTATCCTTAGTACATGTAAATACTAATGACTCTTGGCGTACATAGATCTTACGCCCTGTTGTTAGTCCATGAGCAGAACCATGGTCATATGTTATAACACCAGTAGCAGCATCATATGTCATGCTTCCTGCTGCTGGGGTGAATGGACCGATACCACTTACCCAGTCAGTGTTATGTAATGATGGATATTGTACAAGCATTTCATGTACTGCTTGCTCTGCAATGAATCTAATATTTCTTTCAATTATATTTGCAGCATCAATAAATCTATCAATTACAGCATTCTGTTCATATGTACTTGTCTCAACTTCATTAAATGATTCAGAAGCACCGCCACCACCAGTTGCCTCTCCACCTTCTGTTGCACCAGAGTTATCTTCTGGATCATAGATGTAAAGGTTCTCTCTACCAAATCCATTTCTCATGGTAAGGATTGCCATTTCCATCGCCCATGTCATTGCCCACTTAGATGCTTTATCTTCACCCTCTACATGGATAAGACTGCTATCTTCTGGATCAAGATATAGTGCAGCAGCATCCCAAGTCTTAGAGTTACCACCAAGTCTAATATCATGAACCATTGCTTCTATGACATCTACCAAGTCATCAGCACAATTCATCCTACCACCAGGAACTTTGAAGTCTAGGAAGTAAGACATATCGTTCATTGTATGAACTGCTTCCCAAGCAATAACATGTTTGTTTGCTTCAAGTAGATCAGCAGTATCCATCCAAATATTATGACTTGGACCAGTTCTAGTTTGGTCAGGTGCCTGTGTGTCTATGGTGACTGTTGTGTCTCTATATGCTTCTATCTGAGTGTACTGAGCAACATAATAATCGTCTGTAAATTCAGCACCTATTCCAAGACTAGATGCAGTTGTACCAAATGTTAATAGTGTCTGGTTGATTGCATGATGTGCTAATTTCTTAGTATGTTCAAATGCATCCAACATAGCACTTAATTGATCTTCTACATGAATAATCTGACTAGAAGGATTGATGTATTGATCAATAGCATATTGTGTAGCAGAGTTACCACCTGTTAGTAAATCAGTAACAACAGCAGGAAGAATGTAAACCTTAATATCTCTTTCACAATATGGTTGACCATATCCAGGCATTACTAAGAAGTCATAATCTGTGCCATTGATATTTGCTTTATAGTCATCTTGTATTTTAAGAGCAACTTCTTCTGCAATGTAATCTCTATTCTTCCATAATGCATCACCAGCGTCCCTAAACCTATCGCCAGTAGGAGCAAGAATATTAATTATTTGATCTGCTAAACTTGTTATCTCATCTTGTATTGCCTGAGATGCAGGAGAGGAGAAGTTATTAGGAACTCTTAGAATCTCTGTATACTTAGTTCCAGCAGCAGGATAATTTACAAGATCATTACTTGTAGTTGTAATGATATAGTTCATTACATTAGCAAGTTCATTCCAAGCATATACAGATTGTAGAAGTTCATTACCAACGTAATCTAAACCACCCGCCTTGGTTAGATATCCTCTACCAGATATTGTACTGTTATAATTACCACCATATCTAAGGTCAGCAATGATTGCTTTTGCGATATATTCCTTAGTATCTCTAATACACTTGGCAGTACCAGTTGTGCTAGTGCTACTGTCACCTGGAATTATAAAATCAGGATATTTTTCTGCCATTAGACCAACAGCAGTTTCTGCCATCCAGTCCAAGTTAAGTTCTAGTATATCTGCTGCTTCTCTATATGCGTCTCTACCAAGGTCAATATCTTCAATGATAACTTCCTTAGTGTCGTAGTTAACTTTCTTACTTGTAGCAGTAGAGTTTGTCTGACCTGTGTATATACCGAAGCAGTCTTCTGTACTGATAATAATAGGTGACTCACAGTCTAATCCAAATGTTACCTTGGCAGTATCTGTTGGATATGTAAATCCTGGGGTAAATGTATTTGAGTACTTAGATTCTGTATGGAGTAGGAAGTTATCCATATGTCCAACAAATCCATTAGCACCCTGCCAATCAGCAGCAATAGTAAATGGTCTTTCTAGGTAGTCATTAGTATCATTGTAATCACCACCAACTTGTGTACCATTTACAAATAACTTAGTAATACCTGTTGTTCTGGTAACAGCAATATGACTCCAAACATTAGCAGTTAAGTTATGTGCACCAGCAATTTGATCTGTGCTATTGTACCAGTATTTGATTTGTGTTCCATCAAGATATAATACAGGAGATCCTACCAATGTTGCACTTGTAGTTCTTGTGTCGTATAAGAACTGTGTACCAGTCACTGAATTAGGACGTATCCACATTTCAATCGTGAAGTCATTAGTACCAAACTTCTGACGATCAGATAATGTATGTGCTAAGTAAGAACCAGCGTCGAATCTTATTGATTGTGTTCCTGCTTTCTTTTGTAGTTTTGTTAGAACAGCAGAACCATTAACAGTTAATTTAGAGTTAGAGACATACTCTCTATCTGTAAATGAACCAGTAACAGCGTTAGTGAACAACCATTTCAATCCAGCGTTTGTTCCCTTACATATAAAGTTAGCATTAGAAGTTGCACCTCTGATTGTTTCACCAGGAAGGAAGAATCCATTACCTTGTAGATCTTTATATGCAATCTTAAATACTCTGAGGTTTTCATTCTCTACATAACCACCATCATTTAGAGCAGGACCAGTAGGAACAGCACTAAGTGATCCTGCACCTATTGCAGTAGTAACGTGTGTTATTAATGTATGAATGCCTGCTTGAACGTCTGCACAATTACCAAGACCTTCGTTAACTCCACTATAATAATTAGGATCATAATATGCTGCTTCGGTTCCGCCCCCATTGTATACAGCATTAGGTTCAGCAGAAATAAATGTATGAGTGAAACCACCACCACTGCTAACAGCGTTAGAAGAGGCAGAAACAAATGTATGTGCATATTGATCAGTCTGAGCAGAAGCACCAACGTTTACAGATATAGTGTTTGTATCCTTAGCAACAACTGGTAAAGACGCACCAGATGCAGGGTCAGTTGTTCTTGGATATGTATGGTTGGAAGCGTTGTCGTCTTGTGTACAAGTAAATGTGATTGAATTATTTGCAATCGTAACTGGATCACCTATATCAAGTGAATGAGATCCAATAGTCAATACCATCACACCTGTTGCTGGGTCGTATGTTGCACCAGTAGGTGTATATTGTACAAGAGGTGATGCACCAACATCAACAGTAATGGATGTAGGTGTTGTAGCAGATATATTTAGATCAGCGTTAAATGCTGGATCACCTGTTCTAGGATATGGATGGAATGTTGCTCCACCGTCCATAGTACATGTAAAGTTCAAACTGTAAGGTCTGATCTTAACAGTATCTGATGTTGTCAAACTATGACTACCAATAGTCATTACTAATTGACCATTAGCAGGAGTATATGTGACAGCAGTTGGTGTAAATTGTGTTAGTGTAGTTCCAGCAGCACCAAGATAAGGACCTTGATATGTTGTTGGATCTTTCAACATATAACCTGTCTCAGGTGTTCTTGTGTTGACCTGTACATATAATAAATTATTGATTGCTTTCTTACATAATTCTGCTACATGCTTAAATGCAGATAGATATTCTTTTACCTCTCCTACAAATCCGTTAGTAATAGGAACACCAAGATTATCAAAGTATGTCTTGATAAACTTGACAGTTTGGAAGTTACCATCACTTGTGATATCTGCTGATAATGCATCTACAAGATATCCTATGTCTCTTCTGCACTTAATTTCATGTGCAGTGTACTGTGTGACAGTTACCTCGTCAAGTAAATCAGCGAGAGAACCAGAAGTAAGTACAACAGAAACGTTGTCATATAAAGTTTGTAAAGCTGACTGAACATCTGAACAATTAGTAGCACCGTAGTTTACAGTATTTGTGCCAGCAGTTCCATAAGGATTACCTGGTGAAGGGTCAGCAGTAATCCCAGTTCCGCTGGAACCGCCAGCAGTTCTTTCATTATACTTAACGTAGGTCACACCATCAACAGTTTCAGAACCAGTGAGCATATTACTCAATGCCTGTTTCATCAAACTAACTGCTTGACCAAATGCATAGTTAGTTGCCTCTGCCTCATTATTTACATATAAGAATGTCGTACCATCAGTTGAGAAATACTTTTGTAACAATTTGCGTGTGTATTTCGTACCACCACTATAAACGTCGAATGCCAATGCTTCGATCATATACTTGGTATCTCTAATACACTTAGGTCCAGATGGAATTGTTAATGATGGATATTGTGCAACCATCAACGCATATGCTTTGTTAGCAATGTAATCTATATTTCTGATGATTAGACGATAAGCGTCAGCATATCTACTCCAAGCATCAGTCATGTTATCACCTGGATAGTAGAATCCTGGGTGCTCAACTGCTATCTGTGCATTAGCAAAGTCAACGATCTCGTCCTTGTTTAGGGCGATCATACGACCACCATCTTGCCATCTATTCTTAGCGTTAGTTACTTGGTTGCCATACTCAAATGTAATAGAACGAAGTAAATCATTTGCTGCGATTGTACCACCAGTTAGATTCTCATATTCAATCTCAGTAGATCTTACTTCTTCAAAGTCTAGGAAGTCAGCATTAATACGATTATCAGGATCATCTAATGTAGTAGGTGTAATTGTAGTCTCAGCAATATTGTCAAGAATTACGTTCTGGTTAGTTAGAGATATAAGTCTTTCAAATATAATACCGTTGAATGTAGATCCTTTGTTAATGATAAGAGTGTCAACAATATCTCCTAATACATTATCACCAGAAACTACTTCTGTAAGAGAATCTAGTAATCTATTTCCTTGTGCATCAGGGAAGTATCTCTGTATTGTGTCTCCATCTTGAATCTCTGCTTCACTAGACTTTAAGTAGTATAATCTTACAGGGTTCGCTTCAAAGTCAATTCTTACAATTTCACCAGTAGCAGTTCCACCTGGTCCTTGGAATTTATCACCTTCTTCAAAACTAGACCATGATCCAGATGTACTACCAACAGGACGTACTAAGTTGATAGAAACAATAGGATCTCTATATGGAGAAATACTTGTAATCTTAGCAGCAATATTAGAACTTGCTGAGTAGATTATATCATTTAAAAATATACTGTATGTTCCTGTTTCATATTCAGATGTACCTGATGTCTTAGAAAGAACTAACTTATCATCAATAACACCATCAAGGTCAAGGTTGTTCTCCTCAATTACAGCAGTATTACCATCAAGACTTGTTACTGTTTCACCAAACTCAAAGATAGTCTTATAGTTTACACTATCTACGTTTAATACGTTAGCACCATATCCAGCAGTAAAGAATGATACATCCTCTCCTCTATCAAAGTAACCATTTGCCATATCAACAACGTCAATAGTCTGATTAACAGCATCAACAGTTTGTATAGTAGCGGTTGCTCCTGTTGTAGCACCAGTTACTTTGTCACCAGCAAGTGCACTTTGTGTAAATTCACCACCTATATTCTGTAAGAATATTTTAGTAATAGAATCATCTATTGATCCAATAAGAGCACTGAATCCTGTTCTGCTAACATCAATTCTTTCATTAAGTACAAATGGACCATTTTGAATATCTACGACATCAACAGATGTAGCACCAGTTGCAACAACTCTTGCAGTTGCATTAGAAACAAAACCAAATACTGTATCACCTATTGATGGGAATATACCACCGATAGTATTCAAGTTAAATCTTGTAATTGGATATAAGTCAACTTCTACGTTTCTGTATACAACCTTAGAATCAGGTTTTGGAGGTTCAGCAAATACAAGGTTATTACCAACGACACTATATGAAGTTCCAGGTGCCTGTATAATACCATTGAGTGTGATTAGTAACTGGTTCTCATTTACAACTAAGTTTTCACCTTCAACAGCGATTGGGAATGACTTTCTAGATCCATCAAATTGTGATGCAATATTATCAATCTTCTTAACAATAGAAGTTAGAATTTCCTCAGAGTTAGTTAATCTCTTCTTACGGAATAGAACCTCAGAGTTATTGAATGTAGAGTAGATAGGTTGTGCAGCACCAAAGGATGTAATCTGGTTTACATTAGTATACTCATTGATGTTTACCTGTTTTGTAAATCCAGCAATAACTTTACGTCCAGATACGTCCTTACCACCAGTCAGTTCTAACTGACCAAACATGTTGAATCCAACAGGGTGGTTGTTTTCTAATATCTGTTCTTTCCATCTATTGATAGGAATCTTAGACTTAATAACATAAGAGAAGTTCTGATAGAAGTAAGAGTCTTGAATCTTCTGTACAATCTCTGATGGTTTACCAACGTCATCAATAAATCTACCAGGAGTTCTAGTAAGAGCGTCAATATTAAGAACACCCTTAGCAATATTCAAGTTATCAATAATACCAGATGCACGAGATATCACACCTTGTACTTTACCACCAACAACAAAGTCTCCTCTTGGGTTAGTAATCTTTAAGATCTTAGGTTGTATCTGCCAACCTTCGTTTTCTGATACAAAACCAAATGCACTTGCTAATTCATATGTCTCACCTTGGAATACTTCTTCACCTTCTAAGAAACGTGATGTCTCTACAATAGCATCTGCTTGACCACCAAATACCTCAGTAAGAAGAACCTGACGACCATCACCTTGTGTCAAGAATGTGATAAAGTTACCAGACTGTGCATCAACAGGTGTCAAAGCAAATCTTAACTGGTCAGATTCTAGTGAGTTAGCATCACCAGTGATAGCATAGTATGTCTGTGTAGATGATAATGATGTCAAACCAACTGAACTTGGTTTTGGTAGTACACCGACAGTAGAACCAATATCTTCTGCTCTAAACTGTACAGCAGCACCAGTTGTAATACCATGTGGGAAGTTGAACTGTAAGTAGTTCAAATCAAGGTTTACAACGTATGTAAATTCTGATTTAAGTGTGACTGTTGGTTGTGAACTATATCCAGCACCAGGATTTTTAATTAGAATCTCTGATAATCTATTGTTCTTAACGATTGCCTCTGCCTCAGCACCTGATCCACCACCACCTTCAATAATAACAGAAGGAGGAGATGTATAACCAGCACCAGGATTTGTAATCGTAATCTGTGAAAGAATAGATGTATTGAATAACTGTAAGTTGACTGGGAATGCAATCTCAGGACGTAAGGTATAGTCATGTGAATAACCATAACCAAACTCATTGTTTTTAAGAGTCTTGATCTTACCAATCTGTCTACCAGTTAAGAATACAGCAGCACCAG